CATCATCATCAATAAATTTTATTCTTACTTGTGTATTTTTTCCTTGTGTTTCTGTTGATGTAAATTCAACTTGTTCTGCTGTTAAACTAGTAGTATTTTGTAATACAACATAATCTACAAAACCAGCACCATCTATATTTCTTTGAACAATTAATAACCCTCTATATGTTCCAGTTGTTGAAACACTAAAATTTGTAAAACTAACATCTAATTCTTGTGATGACGAACCAGTATGATCAGCAGTAATACCATCTACACTTACAATTCTTTCAGCATTACCTCTTGGAACATTCATTACCCATCGAGAGTTTTGATGACCATCAAAAAATACACCAGTTGTTTCAACGCCACTTGTAGTAGTAGTATCTGATTCTAAAGTAATTTCACCAGTAGTACCACTAGCTAAAATTGCTTTAGCTGTTAAATTCATATCTAATGTTGGAGGATAAATATAATCTACTTCTGATATTTCAAATGCTGGTGCAATGGTTGTACGAACTAACTTTAATGTTTCGTGATTAGGATGTGTTAAAATAATAGTATCAAATCTTCTTACAAACTGTACTTCAAATATTTCTGTTGCACTATAATTAATTGTAGTTGGATTACCCTCTACATCATTTGCAAAAGTTGCATCTACATAATTTTGTCCACTACTAAAATTTTCTAATGTAGAATTATATATACGAACATAACCAGCAGTTGATGTAGTTTTAGGTCCTAACTCAATTATATAATTTACTTGAGCAGAAAAATCAAAAGGTATTAATCGTACTGGTTGATCTCCAGCAGCACTTGCACCTTTAGTTAATGCTATATGCTCTGATCCAGTTCTTCTTTCTACACCACCTTGTGGTAAAACATAAAAGTTATCAAGTTGTCTGCAACCATTTTTATATGCAGCTAAATCTGATCTACCATCATACTTTCCAGATATTTGGCCTTGATTAAAAGATTGTATATAGGATATAGCCATGTCATTAAATTATTGGTGAGTTATTATATCTTGATGTTATAAAATTACTTTCTTCCATATCCCAATATTTATTTTCAAGTGTATCTACACTCCTTGCTTCTGGTAGAATAGTAGTGTTATATTCTTCTATTAAATTGTTTTGCATTTTTAAATCTAACTGTAAAGGAACAGATAATTTTATTGCTAGATTTTGTATAATACATTTTCTTAACAAAGGATCTAATACACTTAAATCTTCTGGGTTGTAAATATATAAAAGAAATACTGTATTATAATCTGTTAAAAGAGTTTTTCCTTCTATAACATAAGTTGTTCCATCATCAATAGCATCAGTTGTTTCGTATGCGTTAACTACTCTAATACAGTCGTTTGGTAGTTGATATTGAAACTTCCATTTAAAAGATGGAGTTGTTGAAAGTTGTGTAAGTTGTACTCTTTTTGTAGCACTATTCCATCTATAGGACCTTAATACTTCTTCTAGTGCTTGTGAAAAAAGAATATTACAAAGCTTTGCACTTTGTATTACTGGTTCTGAATCATTTTGGTTTATATCAAGTGAAGCTATAGTTTCTGCACCTACTTTTAAAAGTGCTTGGTTACATAAATCAATTTTGCTTAAAGCCATACTTCACTCCTAAAAAAATGTAGGACTTACATTAACCGAGAAGGTAAGTTAAATGCCTACTGATATTACTTATTATTTTCCATCAACAAAATAGAAAACTTGTCCTTCTACTGCTATATCAGCAGCAAAAGCTTGTGCATTTTGTGTCATAGTAACAAGACCTGCACCACTAACTTTAAGTCCATTTCCTGAAAAATAACCATTTGTTACTGAACTACTACTAGTATTAATAGTAAGAGCAGAACCTACAGTTACTGAATCAACTTTTAAAGTTATAGCAGAGCTTGCATGACCACCAAAACCAGCACCTGGCTGAACAGCTATTCCTACAACAACAGCATCTTTAGGAAGGCAAGTTAAGTTAATAACATCTCCTCCACTACCAGCAGCAGTTGAAGTAAAAGAAAAGTTAGCTACTTGTAAGCCACCATTAGCAGCGAAAGCATAATCGCCTGTTCGCTCTGTAGTTGCATCAATAGAAGTAGTTGAGCCATAAACACGAGTAATCTCGTTAGAATTTAATGTTGCCATTTAATTACCTCCTTTATGATGCGTCAGCACCTGATTCTTTAACACCGATTTGAACAACTTTCTTTTCTTCCATACGAACAGCACCTGTTCTCATGCAAGAGTAAGCATAGTAGTTAAATCTCTTATCGTCACGTTTGCTAATCTCTGTTTGAATTGCAGGATTCATAACTTGACGTACAGCAGAACGAGTGTAAGCAACACAAGCTCTCTTACCAGCAGTAGTTGATCCACCACTTGCAGCAACAGGAAGATCATCAGATGCACCCCAAGAAAGATTTGCAATGTGATTTGTTCCATCAGCATCATTTGCATCATTTACAAATGGAAGTTGGTTGGACTTGATGATTTCGAATCCAAAGAATGTATTCATATCACCACTAACTAAAGACTTAATATTATTGAAGTCAATAGAAGCAACAGTTGTGTTAGTCAATAAGTCTTGTAGAGCTTTAGGACTAACAGCAAGATATGGTTTATTTAATGGATCAGAAAGATCAACACCATTAGTTTCCATAATTTCTCTTGCTTCAGCAATCTTATCAATAGTAAGACCTTCGTTATTGTGAGCAATCTTATTAGCAGCAGCTAGATCAGCAGTACCACTTCCTGTTTTACCAGTTTGTGCAGTACCGAATAATCCTTTTAAGAACTCAATGTCATACTTACGCATAAGTGCAGTTACTTGTTGCTGAACATATTCTGATTCAGGATTTA